TTATAATAAAGGGTCTTTCTGATTATCTGTGTTATTTCTTTATTATTAAGCAAATGCAAGTGCGCTTCGTCCCTTGGGGACTTTATTTCAATCGTCTCGAAGATGTTCGTATTTTTATTCACGACTCTCATTAAAAAATCAATCGCTAATGTATCATTTATATTAAAATATATACGTGTACTTGAACTAGTTGTATAATAACCAGATGCGTTTACTACCTTTACATTAGGTACATTCTTTTTGATTATAGATTTCAGTGCGTTGCATCTACGAAAACATGACATATGTCTATCAGACAATTTAGTCGTAGAAATGAACATACTTGAATCATAACCATAACATAATTTAGTCTGTGCTACCCATGCCTGATGATTTAATATATCTTGATTCATGTTACACTCCTAGATTAATTCACTAATATCCAATACTTCTGGAATCTTGTTTACTTCTTTAATTAAATAGATACACTCAGGATTGTCACCATCACTTAACGGTACTGACAATATATGACCAAATTTAAGTTTCGGTGCGTGCCATTTTACATCGGTAAATACATTGACGATATTAACATCAAGATACTTAGGACTATAACCTGTCATTGGGTTCATCGCAAGTGTAGTGAAACCCCTGTCATTTAATCCCATCAAACTAATCACTTCGGGGTTTCCTACCTCCGGGTCACATATAATAATGCTCCAATCTAATGGTACATTAATCGTGTAATCACCTACTTGCAATACTGCTGCTGGACTATAGAAACTTTCTAAAAAGATCAATGGAATAAAGAAATAATCCACATTCTTTGGGTCGCTATAATCTAATACACCATATCGTAGATCATCTACTAATTCGGGAACATCGTCCAACTCATATGTCCGATTCTCTACTGTTAAAATTTTCATGTGTTATCTCTCATTTCTCATGTAACTTATTTGTAATCCACTTTCTCTATTGAAAAAGGATAGTTTGCTTCTTTATAAAACTTTTTACGTTCAGTTAAGTGTCGCTTACTGAACTTTGCAGTGCTTGTAAAGTCATATATCTCTACAAAGTCTTTATCGTCTGCTCTACGCACACCACGACCAATTGATTGTATTACTCTAACAAAACTCTTGCCCGGCTCAATTAATACCATATTGAATATTCGTGGTATATTTAATCCAACTGCTGCTACACCATATGTCGCTATAGTAATACTGTTAGTTGCTTCATTAATTTCATCATACGCATCTTTACGATCTGTTGATTTCATTGCACCTTTTACAAAAGTAGTATCACCACCAATATGCTCAACTAGCATTTCTCCTGCTTTAATGCGATCAACCAATACCAATGTATTACCTGTCTGTGAAATCGTCTTTATCAAATTACCCATGTATTCAATTCTATGTTTATTAGTTGTTAGGAATGTCAACTCACTTTGATAATTGGTATAGTCAGTATTTTCTTTCATCTGTACAATATTAACATGACAATTACTTAACACACCCATATCCTGTAACTCGGATGCTGCTAACTTATTAACTACATTACCTAAACTAACTTGTAATGTCATTTGTTCATTTTCTGCTTTTGGTATTGTGCCTGTCAATCCCCATCGTAGAGGTATATTAGCAAATTCTTTAGTTAGCATGTCTTTTAGTACATCTGCTTTCGCTTGGTGTACTTCATCAACTATGATACAAACCACATCTTCTGCAAAGTCTTGTAGACTCCAATCCTGTTCACCATTCTTGAATCGCTTGCGAATGACGTTAAGACTCTGCCATGTACAAATGGTATGAGTACGACCAAATTCTTTTTTGTCACCAAAGTACACACCAACATCTAGACCTAAGTTAATATAATCTGCACATGTTTGATTCACCAAATCTTTATTTGGTACAATGACAATAGAACGACCATACTTTTCTGCTTTGTAACTCAATGCTGCGGTGATTAATGTCTTACCAGCACCAGTTGCAATTTCTTGTAGACACTGAGGTGTTTCTATAAACTTGTTGACGATATCAATCTGATAATCACGTAGTGTAACAGGATCACCAGCAAACCGATGCTTCTCGGGCCATACCTTATGTTGGAATGTGGATTCGTCTACCAAGTCAAACTCAAGATCATGAAGTGTACGTCTATCTTCAAGATCAATCTTATAACCATCTTCAATGATAATAGGAATCGCTGCCTCTAATAGACTGACAAATGTAATACCACCAATGGTGAAATATCGTTCACACCCATCCCATCTACCTAATTTATAAGAAGGAACATGTCGCGCATACGGCAAGAAAAACTTAAACTTTGTCTCCAGTTTTTTTCTAGTGGTAAGTTCAAGTCCTTCTATCTTTGCATTGACTTCGTCTTTCAATATAATTGTTGCAGTTTTAATAGTTGTTCTCCAATTTGTTTTATTTATTATAACATCAAACTACAAAAATGTCAAATGATATTGTTGGTTTTTTCATACACAGATGTTGACCAAAGACTAGGAATTCACCTCCTAGTCTTTGGTCATATACAACAGTCAATAACCTATTATACAGTAGACTTCATACAAGTGATTTCTGCCATACGCTGCCATTTGTCACTTTTGGTTTTACGCAAGTCTGCAATTTTACCTACCATACGTAGACTAATCTCGCGCATACGATCTTTATTTTCTTCAACAAAGTCAACAATTTCATTTTGCTCTGCTTCTGAAAAACCATACTCTTCTAGCATACCATCCTTAACAACTTGACGACAACGCAATAGACGCTCACGTGTACTGTTCATAGTCAAATCAAGATAGTGACAACGAGACATAATTGCATCTAAGTGATCTTTGATCTTACCACGAACTTTATCAAATTTTAGGTTAGTGATGAAAATAACAGAACCTTTAAATTCAAATGACTCAGGAATTCCTTCACGGCGTAATGCAGAACTTTCAGTGTTCCAAGAAATCCTACGCTTCTTTGAACTATCTAACGCTGCTTTAAGCAAGTTCAATGATAATTCGTCATACAACACAGAGTCGCAATCATCTAACACCAATACATTGTTTGCATCAGCATAACGATATAGCAACTTGTATAAACCGATTGCAGAGGCAGCACCCTTTTCAATGCCAAATCGCGATACTGAACCACGTAACTTATCAAACAATGAATTCTTTTCAATGATATTCTCAACACCGAATGACTTACCAACTCCAGGAGGACCTGTAACAACCATTCCGCGAATATCACCATCTACTGACATTTGTGTCATTTCATCTAAGATACCAAATCGCTCACGTAGACGCTCAACAATTTCTGCGTCAGTTTCAGTTGTTACCGACTCGGTAGTATCTACTTCTATAATAGTAGCAGCATTCTTACGAGGACGACCTGCTTTGCGTTTTGGGGCAGTAACTAATTTAATTGTTTGTGCTGTCATGGTTTAGATTCCTATCTAATTGTTTAATTAACTTACTTAACTATTATAGCAAGAAGCCTTGCTGGTGTCAAGTACTTTCTTGACTATTCTGGACATAATTCCTTAAATATCTAAATAAAATGTGGTACCATCAGCAACAACACCATCGCTGTTCCATGTACGTGTCATGGTGATTTCAATACATGTTTGAGCCAGGATTTTATCAGCCCTAACATCTATATCAACTTCGGCACCAAACTTTTCTAACAATGCATTAAATTCCTGTTGGAATGCTTCTTGACGTTCATGTGCAAGTATCATAAAAATTCCTTAAATATCTAAATTAAATGTGGTACCATCAGCCATGACAGTATCGCCTTCCCATATAGTTTTTTGGTTAACTTCTATAACTTGCTTGTAGCGCCCATACCACGACCCCCAGTTAGAATCATCTTCTTCGATACAAATTGATGCACCATGCTTTTCAAGTAATGCGTCAAAATCTTTTTGGAATGCTTGTTGACGTTCTTGAGCAGTTTTCATAATCATTCCTCGACATCTATATTGAAAAACGTTTCACCATCAAGACATACCTCAAGTGATGGTCGAGAACCATCAAGGGTAAAGTGACCACCATCATCTTTATCAATACGAGCTGTTGCATTGTACTTCACAAGCATTGCTTTAAATTCTTTTTCAAATTCTTCTTTACTTGCTTCAATTGCTTCAATCGCTTCTTCTTTATTAATAGCATTATTCGCGTCAACAACTAATTTTAGTTCAACCCAATTCTTAGTGATGTAATTATAACCACTGAACGAAACTGCGTGAACCCAAGCAGCCTCTTTACTGATAGCATCTACTTCCATCTGGTCTGACATATGAGGTCCGTGTTCAAAACTAACAATATAAGTATTCATAATTCTTTCCTTCTTTAATTAACTTACACACTATTATAGCAAGGATCTTTACTTTTGTCGAGCGTTTATCCATAAAAAAACCCACAAATGTGGGTTTATTTTTTATTATTTTTATTGCAGTTACAGTCTTGCGTCTTCCAATCCTGCACATCTTAACTTAATCACGTTAGTGAGTTGCCATTGCTTCACTTCAAGTGCTTTGATAACGCCCATGAACTTATTTCTAACCATTGAAAATTCAACAATAAGATGCTGTAAATCAACTACGTCAGACTCACCATCAACAAATGCTTTCGCATCTGCTGACGTTAATGCACGTTGATAATGCTCGGTAAAGTGTCTAAACTTCTGACTGCGCAGTTTACGCATTTCAGTATTTAAAAATTCAAGTATCGCTTCTGTCTCTTGTAGTTGGTTGAAACGATGTTCAACAATGCCCGGAATATCACGACTGTGTTTTTCCAAGGAACCTTTCATTCCACATTCAAACTTAGCCTCTGAAACCTGTATTTCATAATGTGAAATAGCATTGACTATCTCTGTCAAATCTCCAGTGACCTTGCGATACCATTTACTCATTTAAGTTTAATCCCACTCGTCTTCGTCTGTGTCTTCATCTTCTTCGTGTTCAATGTATTCATCAACACTTGTTTGAAGATATTTATCATGCTCACTGATCTGCTCTGCGTTACCAGCAATGTCAAATCCATATTGATCTAATATTTGTAGGAAATGTTCTGCGAAATTTCCGCGCTCTTTTTCTACAACACTAGACCTTGCAGCATCATACATAGCAATGATAAATTCTAAATCATTATCACTCAGACTCATTGATCGTCCCCTTCGGTAACTAATTCATCACCACTAGAATCTAAGATCGCTTCTGGTTGCTGTTCCCACTCGCGCATCATGATATCTAGACAATCATCTGTATTCTTTGACCATGCTTTACGGAACTTCTTAATGACTTCGCCAGTTACGGGACTAATGTACTCAAGACTGTTACCAGACTTTTTAAGTGCACCTTTCGCTTCAAAGAATTCAGTCAATCCACTGTAAGGACTCATACCAGTATCATATGGAATTTCTACTTGCACACTCTCAAATGGTTTAGCATAACGTGTTTTCATGATCTTACACGCTGCACGAATACCATTTACAGTAGTCGTCTTATTACCATCTTCGTCAACTTTTAACTTCAATTTACGCATTGCGATTACAATTGAACTTGCGTAGATAAATCCTTGACCACCAGAGATTTTATCATCGGGATCAAACATGTCTTGTGATGCATAGGTGTGATTCGTAGCAAGTAAGCCTACATTGTATTCACCTAACATATTCACTGTGTTACGAACAAGTGATGTTAATGCTTTAGGTTTACGACCTAAGTCACCTTTCATGTCGCCCGCTTCAAATTGCTTAACATCGGTAGGTGTTAATAACATACCTAAACTGTCTACAACAAATAAGATTTTAGGACGATCTGCTGGCTCTTTATCACCATGCTCAGTCTTGTAATCTTTCATCAAGTCAGACATAATTTTAGCAACATCATCAATCATTGCTACGTTCAACTTCATCAATTTTTCTTCACTCGTATCTACACCTAATGCATGTAACCATGCTTCGTCTAGTGCATTTTCTGAGTCAATTAGAACAACATAAATATCTTGCTCTTGTGCATGACGAATAATGTTTCCCGAAGCAATATATGATTTCCCTGCTCCAGATTCGCCTGCTAGTACTGTTACTTTACCTAGTGGGATACCTTTATCAAAGTCTCCGCTAATTAGTTTGTTTAATGTAAAATTACCTGTTGAAATCCAAGTATCAGGATCGTGAAATCCAGTGCTTAGACCAGGAACCGCCTTGGTAATACTCCGACGGAACTTAGACACATCAAATGGTCTTGCCATTTTATTCTCCTTGAAAAATGGGAGCAAAGAACTTGCTCCCTATTGGTTGCTTATGCGTTAGCACCAGACTTG